AATCACCGATGCTCTTATCTTTAATCAGTTTTATATACTCAAAATCCCTCTTATAGCCCTTAACATAAAGCCTATTAAGGTTCTGCTTTAGTCCAGCTTTGTCGCAAAACCTTGCATACTACTGTACTTTTGCTGTAATGGCAGCAGTCATATTCTGTCCGCCTAGATGCTGCCTTTTAAACTCCCTAAGTTCCCTTTCGAGCCTGCACTGGTGTTAAAATCTGCTTCATCAAGTAGTGCTCTTACCACTTTGCTGTTCTTTGCACCTGCAGTTCTCAGCGCTCCGTCAAGAGCATATCCAAATTGCAGCCTTTCGATTTCGGCTTTGCTATTTGACTCTGCCTCGGTAGCTGCATCCTTGTACTTTTGCACTTCGCCTTTAAGTCCATCGATGTTGACATCCTTAAACTTCTCAAGTGTCTCGTTCGCAGTTTTAAGCAGCGATTTAAGGTTAGTCTCTGAGGTTTTATACCTTTCGATGTCATTACCATTTTCGGTCATTATAGTATCAACAGCCTCCTTGACCTTATCCTCGGCTACTCCTAGTCCCTTAAGGAGATTTTCAATAACTTCTCTTTTCATGATGTTTTTCCTTTCTCGGTACGCTTTTATACGAGGTTGCTTCTCCTCCGTGTACATGATTACGCTCTGTACTAAGCTAATTTTTTGTATAACAAAAGACAGCTATATAGCTGCCTTAAGTATCGTTATTTGTTTACTAAAAAACACACCCTGCCTGAGTGGTTTTATATCATTGGGATAAATTCGCCTATGGTTTTAAGATACTCCATTACCTTTTTCATCATCCCGTTTTCTTTCAGATACTCAATGCCCACAGGCGTGATGTCTATATCCTCTAAGTCCATGATTTGAATTCCGTTAATATACTCCTTTACTCTAAAGCCTTTTACGTATCCGGCTTCAAGCATTTCGGACAAGATTGTATCTCTATATCCTTGCGGTATTTTTAGGTAATCTGCACTGATTTTAATTAAATTGACCGGTTCAGCCTTCTTCTTTGCCACATACAGGTCCTTTAAGATTTCAAATACTATTCTGAAATAATCATCCTTTGGCATGGATTACTCCTTTCTAATTCATATAGTAAATATTGTCATATATTTCCTGGAGTTTTTTACCTTCATCATTGTAAAATTCTAACTTATCATCAAAACCCACTTCAATTATTTTTTCATTTAGTGCGTCTAGAATATTCGCGTCGCTATTCAAAAAGTCAACATCAAAATATTTTTGTAGATACTTAAAATCTTCTGCTTTATATTTCCAAACACTTTCCATACATTTGTCTCCTATCTTTTAACGAGTTTTCTTGGGTTGCATTGAATCAATGTTTTTGTATCCGGATTAATTGCTATATTGCATTTATCATTTTTCAAAAGAATGCTACGCTCTCCCGCTTTGTTTACTTGTTCTTTTCCTACTCTTCCCACTTTCAAACAATCAAGTAAATCTTCTATAGAAACGCCGGGTCTATTGTATTTCCGGTTTAGTGCCGAATACCCAATCACTCTTCCAACAAAATGAGATGTATATCCTTCTATCTGCAACCCCAACGGAGTTTGCACCCCCACCAAATTATTTTGCACTGCTCTACTATATGCATCATACACTTTATAACTTAGTAATGGGCTTATTTCTCCTTTACTTACTAAAAATCTATAATTTATTAAATTCTTGTAGGCAGGAGAATTATTATATTTTGCATCATAGTATTTGTCAAGCACTTTTAATTCGCTGCTTTCCGCGCCGATTGACTTTAACCAATCTGTATGGTGCTTAATAGCTACAGTTCTTGCTCTTTGTGCGGCGCTTCTATCAAATCCTACAATCTTACCGGACGCATCTTTTACGGCATGAACTTGAGTTCTAGTCGTATCGACGCGCCTATCTGTGGCCTTGCAGAAATGTTTCAGCTCCGCTTCCTTACGCTTTAAATTAACCGCAGTGCTCTCCATCTCGTATTTTATGCTCTGCCTTAAGGTATCATCTTTCGCTTCATTATAAGCAGAATTTAGGCCGGCCAAGTATCTCTTTTCTGCTCGAATTTCACGTTCATAAGCTCTCTGCTTCTGTCCTGCTTCATAATTGGTGTATGTATCTCCGCCATATTCGTAAGTTTTGCTGTCCAAGCTGTCTAAATATTCCTTTGAGTAAGTTCTCTCAGTCCCCTCGTAATAAGCGTAAAAACTGTGTCTGCAGTTCCACCCACAAAGTCCTTCGCCCGTACCGTAGCCTGTTATATCATAAAAAGAGCCATATCCCTTACTTTTCCCACTAAGGCTGTATACCCCACCTTGCCAATCCGCGTGTGACGGTCTCGCTCCAGAATGGGCAGTAACTTCTACTAAATCCGTACCTATTTCATCACAGTATAGCATGTTGAGTTCGGCAGAAGATTGATTTACTCCGGTGAGCACTGCCCTGCGTACTGCAACATCAAGCTTGTCGATGTGCCCTGTAGGGTATTGTACAGTGAGTCCTGACTTTGCAACCTGTTTGATTGCATTTTTAATAGCAAAATCATAAGTAAAAGCACCCGAGCTTACCTGCATATTAGCAAGATTAACGGCGTTAATAAAAGCGTTTTGTCCTTGACTAGCAGTGGTCCTTGTAAGATTCCTAACCACACCTTTAGTCTTTCTTATATGAGATGATAACAAGTTACCCATCGCAACATTTGACGCATGATCTAGAGGTGTCTTTCCTGCTATTGCAGCTCTGAGATTCTCGCTTTCCATATTCTCAAAATTAGCGTCTTCGAAGACTCTAGTAATTTCGGCTTCCGTCAAGCCCGATACCTTAGATATGCTATTAACAATATCTTTATACAATATATTCTGTTGCGTTAGTTTCTCCGCCTCAAACTGTGCACTTTCGGTCAACGCTCCCATCTTAACGATTCGTCTCGCAATATCTGCAACAAGCTGTTCGTTAATCAAGTCCATCATCCCCAGAAGATAGGATGTGCACTGCGCCAAATACTCAGGGCTAAGCATTACTCTTTTCGTCTGTTTTGTAAGTATGAAAAAAGACACCTCTTTCGAAGTGTCTTTAGGTTATTAAGATATTAACAAACTATCTTAGTTATAGGAATTGTTCCCTGTTGAGTAGCTGCAATTTTTACCATAATTGCATAATCTTTGATCATTGATACTCAATCCCTGGAATCCCCTCTTTTCGGTTATCGACAATGCTCCTATCAATGGAACTCGATTCGATTGAATTTTAGTTCCAGATATTTTTTTTATCGCATCAACCATATTTCTCTTTTTCATTACAATGTCCTCCTAGTGAAAATAATCCCATTTGTCTGTTGCAGTCTCATAAAATCTTCACACATGTTATGACATTCAAGAATCAGATTTTGTTCATCAGGGCTCTGACCAAAATCTTCAATTTGAAGTTTCAGTTCTGATAAAACCTCAATACTCAACGGACGACCGTGAGATTTCCATCGAGAATAATCTGATAGCGCATTAGCAATTTCTTTCGCACGCTCTCTTTTTTCATCCTCTGATACACCCGTTCCATTACTAGAATGAGTCTCCCAATTCTTAAACTTAAACTGAACTAACCATTTAACCAGTAAATCTTCTGTTAAATCTCGCGCCTGTTCGTAAAGGCTAATTTCCGCCAAGTCAAAATCCTTTAAAATAAGAAATTCAGCTTCGCTTATAGTTCCAGCTTGCGCTTTTACTAGCAGATCCTCTATTTTGCCAAGATATCCAAGTGCAGGGACAAAACGCCCCTCTTTATTCTGAACTTGTGGGTCTATTGGACCTAGTACAGAATTGTAATCCATATGGATATTGTCGCCACTCATACATAATATTGTTCCAGCACTATAAGCATGGTCCGGGATAATAAAATCAACCTCGGAATAATTATATCTAAAAATATTAACAAGCCTCTCAACTGTAATTGCATCTCCACCATTGGTTGTAAGAATTACACAAAGCTTTTCATGATGGCTATCTGCTTTCCTTGTTAAATCTATTACCTCTCTAGCATGATTGAGCAAATTTGGTTCTATGGGACCATTTAAATATAAACAATCAGCGTCGTAAAGATTCTCTAGTTCCTCTAACAAATCTTTTATCATCTGACTTGTTTTTAAAATTATTGGGTTAATCATTCCTCACGTCTCCTTGTTTAACTCATCCTTTCAAAATGAATTATACCACAAAAATATTTTTTTGCATAAAAATATTTCTCATATCACAAAAAACCGATATAGTCATTTTTACCCAGCAGAACAGGAAAAAGCTGTTAAGGTTTTAGACAAAATCAAGATATAAACGTGTACAGACCGTGTACAGAAAAAACGAACCGTTGAAATTTCAACGGTTCAGCTTGTTTTGGTGGAGATGGCGAGAGTCGAACTCGCGTCCGAAAGCATTTCCACTCGATTTTCTCCGAGCGCAGCTGATGAATAAATTTTCGCCGTGGCAGCCGCTCATCAGCAGACTACTACCACAGTTATCCCGTTAGTCCCTTACGGTTACGGGCCTCACCGCAAAGTTTTCCTACATAGTCGATGCCGACATCAGGTCTGTAGGTGAACCTGAATAGGCACGCGGGCTGCTAATTACGCAGCAAATGCGAGTTTGTTGTTATTTTTAGCGTTTATATTTAACGTCCGACTTTTTACGTGGATCCGGAACCACGGCTCGCTTATCGGGCTTCTACACCCCCGTCGAAACCTTTACATCCCCATGTTCATGAGTCAAAGCTTCGCCTTGCTTATATCTGATATACCCTAGCAAAACAGGATTAAGCAGTCTCTCTGCCCGTCCTGCAGCTAAGGAATCTATCTCTGCTTCATTGCGCGCTCCATGTTTCTTGAAGCATCGCGCTTTGCTATAGCGTCTCTCTTATCGTAGTTCTTCTTGCCTCGAGCAAGAGCTATCTCTAGCTTCGCCAGGCCTGCCTCGTTTATATACATGGTCAAAGGAACTAGCGTGAGACCCTTTAGCTTGGTTGCACCAATTAGCTTGCGAATCTCCCTCTTGTGAAGAAGAAGCTTTCGCGGTCTGAGCGGATCTACATTGAAGCGATTTCCCTGCTCATAAGGGCTGATATTCATTCCGTATATCATCATCTCTTCTTTTTCGATTCGTGCGTAGCTTTCTTTGATGCTGACCTTACCAAGACGTGCTGACTTGATTTCGGTACCCGTGAGGACAATTCCTGCCTCATAAGTCTCCTCTATGAAATAGTCATGACGCGCCTTCTTATTGTTAGCTATCATTTTTCTTTGTTTATTTGCCATTTCAATCCTCTAATTCTTGTACGGATTGTGAATTGTGCCGAACTTACGTAGTGGGAATACCCTGAATACGACCTTGCCGACAATATCCTTGTATGAAACAAGCCCTACACTATCAGATCTGCTATCGATGCTCACGGCTCTGTTGTCACCCATGCAGAACAGGTGATCTGCCGGAACCACTAGCTCTGTAATATCTCCGGTCGTGTAATGATCCATTGTGTAACTATCGTCGGTTTCCTTGCCATTTATATAAACCTTGCCATCGTGAATGCTAATCACGTCGCCAGGCACACCTATTACTCTCTTGATAAGCATCTTGGTTTCGCCCTCGGCGTCCTCTAGCTTGGATTTGAATACGATTACGTCGCCTCTCTCAGGCTGTCCTCCAAATAACTTGTAGGACTGTTTACTGATAAACAGATAATCGTTCGTGTAGAAGTTAGGCTGCATGGAGCGTTGCTTTACAATTGTTGGCTTGATGAACTGCATCACAAGGATGGCAATTACAACCGCAATTGCAACGTCCTTGCCCCACTCTTTGATGAATCCACCCGTTGTCTTCTTCGCTGGCTCTGCCTTCTGATTGCGTTTTCTACGACGTCTTGAAGGTGTCTGCTCTCCTGAGCTTACTGCTTGTGAAGCACTTTCTGACCTAGCTCTTCGCGATGCTTTATGCGCTAATCCTGCGGCTGTGCCTGCTGTTTCTCCCGAAAGAGCTGCGGCTTTTTCGGACCTTTCTGCGACTTCCCCAGTTACGGCAGGCTCTGAGTCTGCATCAGCTACATCCTGCTTAGTCTGACTTGGATTGCTGCCAGACTCCTGGCTCAAGCCCTCTTCAGATGATTCTTCGCTTTTAGATTTATCTATTAGCGGAGGCTCATTCTTAAGGTATTCCTTGAGATCTGGCACTTCCTGAGTATTAAATTTGTTCTCAATTTTGGATTCTTTTTCCATCTTTCTCCCTAAGTAACCCTCTATATATCCTCTGAAATTCTTCAGGCAATTCACATGTCAAAACCTTGCCATTCATATATGACAAAGTCCCATCCTCTATCAAAAATTTTAACTCATATGCGTGAAGTAACTGTGTGTTTAGTGAAAATTTACGTGACACAAACTGATTTACCTTCTTGTCACCGTACTTAACATCGCCGATTACAGGATAACCTGCCTTGGACATATGAAGTCTTATCTGGTGTGTTCTTCCGGTTACTATCTGCACCTTCACTAATGTGTAGCCATTGCACGACTCCACTGGTTCAACAAAGGTCTCCATGCTGAGAGCCTTGCCTCCCATGCGAGCAGCCTGCTTCTCACTCACGATAGAAGCGAGGTTTTTCTCCCTATCCTTGACCATGAAATCCTGCAAGTGCAGCTTCTCTCTAAGTTCACCCTTGACTATCGTCATGTAGAACTTCTCTATGCTTCCTCGCTCCCTAATATGCTTGTTCAGCTCCCTTAGGGACTGTGCATTTTTACCAAAGAGCACTATGCCAGTCGTATTTCTGTCAAGGCGATTAACAGGTGCTGGAGTAAAGGATTTCTCCACGCGTGGGTCATAATCACCCTTTTCTATCAAATAGTCTACGACCTGGTTTGCCAAATGGTTTTTCTTCTCAAAACTATCTCCATGAGTAAGAAGCCCAAAAGGCTTGCTTAC